TGGAAATTATAACATGACTGATAATACACCTACTATCAATGACCAACTACGCAAAGCTTACGAGCTAGCCACCAAAGAATTCTGGTTTGTACATAACGCCTTGAACAATGAATATAATAATAGTGACGATCAACAAAAAGATATTGCCGAGCTATCGCGCTTAGGTAATATAATGATACGAATACTAGAAGCAAGACGCGCACTGTAAACCCTTATCAATGCCATTGTCTACAGTGGCATTTATTAAGGGCTTAATATCTAAGCCTACAACTGGAATTATAAATGTTATTGTCTCTCATGTTCCCAGTCGCAGTACTATGCTTTATAATAGTTCTATTCATTCTACTAAACTCTATCTGAAAGTAAACCATGTTAACCAAAGAGCAAGCAATCTACAATCTAAGCAAAGCCTACTTGGAGCGCTTAGTAGCTAACCGCCTATTCTGGGATAATGTCTCATGTCTCGAAGCTGACAGAGAGTATTACGAAAGTACAGCACGTTTCGAAACCATGCGCAAGGCTTATATTGATTGCGACCTAGTGACATACACCGAGGCACGCGAAGCCACTGAGAGCAAGTACACGTTAGAGAAAGTAGAACCAAGCGACCAATAAACCCTTATCAATGCCATTGTCTACAGTGGCATTCATTAAGGGCTTATCCCAAGCCTATAACTGGAGCTATTGTGAACAAACAACTTCAAGCTGAGCTATTGGTAATACTTGAATATGTATTAGAAACGGAGGCAACTCACTACGAAGAATGTGAAATGCCTGAAAATCATATATATGCACTAACACTTAAAGCCCTAAAAAATATATCATGAAAACATTTAAGACAATACATATTAGCGTAATGACAGGCAAGCTTGACGGCTTACGCGCAATCAGTACCAATACAACTACTAACCCGTTTTGTATTAAGCAAAACGCAAGCGGGCAAGCTGATAACATATGCACCAAGTGTTACAGCCATACAATGCTTAATACATATCGTAAGAATATGGCGCCAGCATTAGAACGAAACAGCGTGGCACTATCTACACGGGTTATAAGTGGTGTTGATATACCGCGCTTGAATGATGCATATTTTAGGTTAGACGCGCATGGTGAACTAATAAACAACTTGCACCTAGAAAATTTAATTCGTATTGCAGTGGCTAACCCACAAACTACAATCACGCTATGGACTAAGCGCAAAGATATTGTCAATAAGGTGTTAGCTGTCACAGCAAAACCCAGCAATATGATTCTGGTTTTCTCGAATAGCAAAATTGGCACGATATTAGATAAAGCCCCTAAGCATTTTGATAAGACGTTTAACAATGTCTTGGTCACTGAATACGTAGACCGACAGAATTGCACAGGCCAGAAATGCATGGATTGTTTGAAATGCTATACCCACAATGATACAGTCGCTATTGTTGAAGCTGTTAAAAAATACTAAGAGGATAATATGAGAGATACATTTTTGAGCGTGTTGACATTCCTGCTATTTGTGGTGTGTGGAACTGGCTTGCTTGCGGCTTGGTTTGATGTGCTGACCTTCTAGAGTGTTAACCCTTGGGCGCTGAGGTGCTCATGGGCTAGGGCTTTTCCTAGATAACTGGAGCAATCAGAATGACTATTTTATCTTACAAAGAATTCTACATCGTCACCAACAGCTTGGGTGTGCGCCTTATCAACCCACATACAGAGGGTGTGCGCGATGTCAAGAGCGTGTTCGCCGCAAAGTGGCGTGTGGGACGTGCTCAAAACCTCGCAACCCTTGCTAGGGGCTTGGTATGACACTATACGAAGTGCAAACCAATTCGTTTTGTGATGGTTTTGTTAACATGTGGTCAGACGACAACGAAGACCCTATCAGATGGGAGACGCACGAAGAGGCCACACGCGCCCTACGACTACACCTCCTTGATGACAAGTGGTTAGACCCCAACAACTACAGAGTAGCAGAGGTGATGTAATGCAATACGTAAAGTCAATGAACATTCAAGCGTTGGATGAAGCACAACGCAAGCACCTACAAGTGGGTCAGTGGGTCTACGCTGGCAACAAGTCATGCGTGGGTAAATTCCTAGGTGTTAAGCGGTGTGGCACTGTTGTCGTGGCTTGGCAAGGCAATGCGAAGAAGGGCGGCAATGTCACTAGCTACTGGAATAGTTTACGTCAATATGCAAAGGGGATATGATGGACGACAAGGATAACGACCTCAGCATTGAGTGCGCCCGATTCATTGCCGATCATGTCAATGAGGTAGTCGCGCAGGGTGAGATAATTGATAGGTTTGTAATTATGGATGCGCTTGTCGCATACTATGGTGATGCTGGTGACATAGAGTATGACGATGTATTACCTACAAACTAGGAACACTCACGGTTGGCACAGGCTGTCACCCACAAACTACGCAAGCCTTACAGAGGCCGCTAGTGCCATTGAATTGTTTATCCACACCAACCCATTGCGACATGGTAAGTTGTTGACTAAGGGTGTGTTCAGGACTGTACGGGTCAAAGTAAAGGCAACACATGAATGATGAAGAGCGAGAGGCACGAGATGCCAGAGATGACTACGAATCAGAACAGTATGATGTGGATAAAGACAGAGCCGCGCTTGAGGCGTATGAACGTGCACAAAAGGAGCAATTATGTTAGATGATTTAATACTCGCAAGCGCTGGTCGCTTTGTCACTGTCACCTTCACTAAGAAGTCGGGTGAGCTACGTACCCTCAATGGTCGCTTAGGTGTGACCAAAGGGTTAAGCCTTCCTGTAGGTGAAGGGGATAACCACTTAGATAAGGCTAAGTTTATAACCATTTGGGATATGAAGGCCAAGGGCTATCGCGCTATCAATAGGGCAACGATAGTATCTGTCACAGTTAACCACCAGCATCATGGCTGATTGGTTACTCAATGCACTAGTTGCCCTTGCCTTATGGGTGGGGCAGGTAGTGCGCTATTTTCAAGGATAATATAATGAACTCATGGAATCTAACAGTTAAGGGCTACATCAACGAAGAGTTTGGAGCTGACCCAGAGGTCACCTTTGAGTTTAAAGGTATCTTGTCAATGGACGATCTTAAAAACATTTTAACCGTGATAAGAAAACCATACAACGACATGGGGGAAAGCTTGTCTTTTAATATTACCTTTCAGGACTTGGACATATGATGTACGAGATTAGAACAAAATGGACTGACCTAATCGTCTACCGCACCACCGAGAGGGTCAACGCCATCTACTGGTTGGAAGAGAATAACCAAGAGGGGGTATTTGTAATGGTTAAAGTCAAATGAAAATTGTGGTAGGATATATACTGTTCCTGTGTTTGTTGGGTGTTATTGCCCAGCCAATCAGGGACAGTCAACGAACAACTTACGAGGTAACAAGATGAGATGCAATTGTTGTAACGTGATTTTAACACCATTTGAGTCCACGATGAAGAGAGTTAGCGACAATTCTTTTCTTGACATGTGTGAAGGATGCTTGAGCTACGTGTCCGATGATGTTAAGGTTTTAACACGAGAAGATTTACGTGAAGAGGTTGGCATGGATATTGCTGACTATATAGGCATAGAAGATAAGAAAGATATATATGATTAACGTGCTTGAGGGGAATACTAAAGAGGATACACTTGAGGGCTATATAGAGGCAGCAGCATACTATACGCTAACTGATGCCCACGAGTTGATTCAAGCGATTGGACTCAGTAATTTTTTAGAAGCACTCTACCGAGAGAAACAAGGGCGGCTACTTACAATCGATGAGCAGATAGCCATGCAGGTGTTACATGACAATTGGGAGTTGTAATGGCATTCAAGAAGATACATCAACCATGCCCCGACTGCGGAGGCACTGACCCACTAGCTGTTAACGAGGACGGCAGTACCAAGTGCTTTAACTGCGGGTCATACAAACGAGACGGAGAGGCTTCAGAACCCTTTACCCATACCCATGTAGCCCCTACCCTAAACAAAGCTGTTGTGGGTCGATCTGATGCCTATGTGGCAG